ACGGAAGGCGAGACGCGAGCGGCGCCGCACCCTTGGCGGCTCTAGCGCTCTGCCGGACACGCTGCGCCATCACTACACCGAAGGGCAGCGTTCCGTTCTTTGTGTCGTGGCGACCGAGATCAAGGCTTCGGGCGCATGCGAGAAGTCGATCAAAGAGATTGCCGATATCGCGGGCGTCTGCCGCACCACGGTACAGAACACGCTGCACGAGGCGCGCCGGCTTGGGCATCTCAGGATTCAGGAGCGCCCGCAGCGTGGCCGGAAAAGCCTGACCAACGTGATCGAGATCCTGTCGAAGGAGTGGCTCAGCTGGATCAAGCGCGGGCCTCGTCGCTCCCTGCCTGATAGGGTCCAATCTCCTCACACTGCCCAAAGGGGTGAGCCCCCTATAGAGGTAAGAGGCATTGAAGAAGGAAGACGGGCAGGGACGAACGGTGCGTCTGATGGCTGGATGAGGCCGGCGTGGCGGCCGATGGCGTCGGCAATGCCGACTGCGGCGAAGGGCAGGCGCCAGGTGGGCGGCTAAGCATGGGAGGTTGCATGACCGAGCGTTCGGTTCTTTACGCTTACTGGTGCGGCTGGGACGGAGAGACTGGCAGCGATTGCTGGGTGATCGGGCCGGACGACGCCGAAGAGGTGTATCTGCTCACGTTCTCCGAAGAGCGCATGAACCGTGCAGCACGGCTGCTGAGGTGGCGCGGCTGGACAGTTGTTGCCGACAAGCCGCCTTCTTTGCAGGCGCAAGAGGCTATGCGGGAACGTCAGTTGCTTCAGATGGCCGGCTTGCGGTCGCACTGAGCGGAGTACCTTCCGCAAAATTGCGGAAGGTTAATGCCGCCATTGGCGGGATATTCCGCCAGTTGGCGGATTTAGTCCCTCAATCGAGCGAGTTTCGGTCTGGCTCGCCGTGGCCGAGTCGCTCCGGCCGACAGGCGGGGGGTGGTCTCCAACTTTGGTCGGTTCTAAGGGACCGGCGCGGGTAGGAACGCTCTCTAGAGAGGCCTAAACAGGCTTTTTTCGTCGCAAATGTCGCAAGTGTCGCAAATGACGAACGAGACGCTTGCCGCAAAATCGCGGCGCCGCGCATACAATTGGAATGCGCTGGCCCTTCCGATCCTCAGTCGAAACACGCGACGAACCCGTCACCGATCCTGACGGCGTTCTGCACGCTCTCTGGTCGGGAGCGACGGCCGGTTCGGTCGCGATCACCGGCGCTGAGGCGCTGCGCGTGCCGGCGGTTGCCAATGCCGTCCGGGTGATATCCGAAGCCGCCGCGACGCTCGACGTTCGGATCCTCGAGCGGGACGCCGGGGGCATTGAGACCGAGAACCGCGAGCACCCGATCGGTGTCCTGCTGCGCGGCGACGTGAATGCCTGGACTTCCGGCTTTGATCTGATCCGAGACCTCACCGCCGACGCACTCACCCGCGACTGGGGCGGCCTGGCCTATGTGAATCGGGTGCGCGGTGAGATCCGCGAAATCGTCCGCTACCAGCCGGCCGCGATCTGTGTCACCTATGATCCGTGGACGGGCGAGCCCTTCTATCGGATCGACGGCAGTCTGGTCGACAGCAAGAGCATCCTGCATGTGCGTGGCTCGTTCGATCGCAGCCCGCTCTCGCTCGCGGCCGAAGCCATCGGCGTCGCGCGTCAGATGGAGAAGCATGCGGGCAACTTCTTCAAGAACGGCGCCGTTCCGAGCGTCGTGGTCCTGAACAAGACGAAGGCCGGCAACGACGGCGCGAAGAAGCAGATTGCGGGCTGGAAAGAGACGTTCAAGGGCGCGGAATCGAGCGGCCGGACGGCCTTCCTCTGGGATGACGCGTCCATTCAGCAGCTCGCGCTCAACTCGGTCGACAGCCAGTTCCTTGAGCTGCGCAAGTTCCAGATCCTCGAGATCGCCAACGCCTTCCGGGTGCCGCCGTCGATGCTCTACCAGCTCGACCGCGCCACCTGGTCGAACAGCGAGCAGATGGGCCGGGAATTCCTGACCTACACGCTCGAGCCGTGGCTGCGCGCGCTGGAAACCGCGCTCGGGCGCGCGCTGTTCAGCCGCGAGGAGCGCAAGCGCCTGCGCATCTCCTTCGACCGTGACGATCTCACGCGCGCCGATCTCACGGCCCGCGCGACGGCGATCTCGTCGCTCGTCTCGGCCAAGGTCATCAACCCGAACGAAGCGCGGACCTGGTTGCTCGAGCTGGCGCCCTACGAGGGCGGCAACGAGTACGGGAATCCGCACATCAACCCCAACGCCGGCAGCCTGCCGCCTCCGCAGAACGAGGGCGAAAATGGATCTGAATGACATCCTCGGCAACATCGCGGATCAGGATCGGGGCCGCGAAATCGAACTGGCGGATCCGGTGACGGGTGCGCCGACCGGCATCAAGTTCCGCGTGGCCGGTCCTGATTCCGACGTGCAGCGTCGCGCGCGCCTCGCCCTGGCCGATGAACTCGCCGAGATGGCGGGGGCCGATGGGCGGGTGACGGCCGAGCAGCGCGAGAAGGCGAGCGTCAACATGCTGGCGCGCTGCGTTCTCGGCTGGGAGATCGAGGAGGACGGCAAGCCGATCCCGTTCTCGCAGAAGGCATGCATTCGCGTGCTCTCCGCCGGCATCTGGATCCGGGCGCAGGTCGACGCCTTCGCCGGCGACCGCCGGCCGTTCAAGGTGGAGGGTTGACCGTGGATCACCTCGACCTCGCCCTCCGCTTCGATGCGCCGAACGATGCCGGGGAGTTCTCCGGCTATGCCGTCGTTTGGGACGAGCGGAACGGTCACAACGAGATCGTCCAGCGCGGCGCCTTTCGCAATTCGTTGAAGGAGCACCGCGCCGCTGGCACCCGCCCCGTGATGCTCTGGTCGCACGATCCCTCGGCCATCATCGGCGTGTGGACCGAGACCCGCGAGGACGACAAAGGCCTGTTCGTGCGCGGCCAGCTCGTCGTTTCCACGCCGCGCGGGCGCGAGGCCTATGACCTCCTCAAGGCGGGCGCGCTCAACGGGCTGTCGATCGGCTTCCGTGCTCGGGGCGACAAGCGCGGCGCCAGCGGCATCCGCGTGCTGACCGATATCGATGTCCGGGAAATCTCACTGGTCGGCATGCCGTCCGCCGGCAGCGCCCGCATCACCTCCATCCGCAGTCACGGCCGCTCCGTCGAGAGCGCGGCGGCCTTCATCGAAGCATGCCGGAAGGCGAAATGCGCTCTCGTCTACAAGAGGACCTGAAATGAACGACCTGCAGCCTCTCGAAATCCGCAACGAGCCGGATGATCTCGCCGCCGCCACCGCGGCCGTTGAGGAACTGCGCAGCGGCTTCGCCGACTTCCGCGCCAGTGCCGACGAGCGCCTGGCCGGCCTCGACGAGATCCGCACCCAGCTCGCCGAGCTCGAAACCCGCATGGCGCGGCCGCGCGGCGAGGGCCAGCCCGGCAACGGCGAAATCTCGCTCGAGCGTCGCGCCTTCGCCAGCTTCCTGCGCCTCGGCACCCATGAGAACCGCATGGATCCGGAAGAGGTTCGCGCGCTGATCGTCGGCGACGACACCAAGGGCGGCTATCTCGCGCCGGCCGAGTTCCAGGCCGAGGTGATCAAGGGCATCGTCGAGATCTCACCCATCCGCCAGGCGGTGCGCGTCGGCTCCACCGGCGCCGGTTCTGTCATCCTGCCGAAGCTCGCGGGCCGGCCGACCGCGAACTGGGTGGGCGAGGACGTAGTTCGTGTCGAGACGACCATGAGCTATGGCCAGCTCGAGATCCCGATCCACGAGCTGGCCTGCTTCATCGACGTGTCGCTCCGCCTGCTCGAGGACTCGGCCATCAACGTCGAGAGCGAGATCAGCACCGAGCTGGCGCAGGAGTTCGCCGGCAAGGAGAGCGCGGCCTTCTCGGATGGCAACGGCGTGAAGAAGCCGCTCGGCATCCAGCAGGCGACCGGCATCGCCGAACACCTCAACGGCCACGCCGCGAACCTCAGCGCCGATGCTCTGATCAGCCTGCTCTATGCCCTTCCGGCGCAGTACCGGAACAACGGCTCCTGGCTGATGAACGGCACCTCGCTCGGCGTGGTGCGGACGCTCAAGGACGGTCAGGGCAACTACATCTGGCAGCCCGGCATCGTCGCCGGCCAGCCCTCCACACTGCTCGGCCGCCCGGTGATCGAAGACCCGACCATGCCGAACATCGCCGGCGGGGCCTTCCCGATCATCTACGGCGATTTCGGCAAGGCCTACCGGATCTACGACCGGGTTGGCATGTCGATCCTCCGCGATCCCTACACGCAGGCGACGAAAGGCATGGTCCGCTTCCATGCGCGTCGCCGCGTCGGCGGTGGCCCGGTCCTCACCGAAGCCCTGCGCAAGTTGAAGATGGCCGCGAGCTAAGGAGCAACGCCCATGCGCGATCTCGTTCACAACATCAAGGCTGTGCTCGCCGCTCCGTCGGCGACCCGCTCGGCCAGCTTCACCGGCGATCCGGTAGATCTCAAGGGCTTCGACAGCGTGGCCCTCGTGCTCAACACGGGCGCCATAACCGCCGACGGCAACATGACGCCGAAGCTGCAGGAGAGCGACACGCTGACGAGCGGGGATTTCACCGACGTTGCGGCGGAGCATCTGCAGGGCGCGCTTCCAGGGAGCCTGGTAGCGGCCAGCACGGCCAAGGTCGGCTATCGCGGCTTCAAGCGTTACCTCCGCGCTGTGCTCACGCTCAACTCCGGCACGAGTGTGTCGGTCGGCGGTGTGTTCCTTCTCGGCGACGCTGCCGATCGCCCGGTTGCCTGATGCCGTCGCACGTTCCCCGTGCCTGCGGCTATTGCGGCGGCGCTCACCAGTTTGGAGAGCGCTGCCCGATCGCCTCGAGGCAGGATCGGGAACGCAAGGCTCGCTCCGACGCCCGGCGCCCGTCATCGCGTGAACGGGGCTATGACGCCGACTGGCGGAAGCTTCGTGCCCAGCACCTCGAGCGCCAACCCTTCTGCGTTCGCTGCGGTGGCAAGGCCTCTGTCGTCGATCACGTCCTGCCCGTTCGGCGCGCGCCGCACCGGCGCCTCGATCCGTCGAACCTGCAATCGCTCTGCATCCATCATCACTCCGGCGCCAAGCAATCCGAAGAGCGCCGCCACCCGAAAGGATAGGACCGATGTCCCACCTCTTCGCCACCGCCGGCAGCAAGCTCTTCATCGGCGCGGCGCTCGCCTTCAATGGTACGGATCTCACTGCCGCGAGCTTCACCTCGCAGACCTGGATCGAGATCAAGGGCACTACCAATCTCGGTTCGGCCGGCGACACGTCCGAGCTGATCACCAGCAACCAGATCGGCGAGGCGCGCACCCGCAAACTCAAGGGCACGCGCAACGCCGGCAGCATGCAGGTCGTCGCGGATCTCGACTACGCCGATCCTGGTCAGATCGCCCTGATCGCGGCCGAGAAGGCCAAGGAGAGCTACGCCTTCAAGGTGGAGTTCAACGATGCGCCGGTCGGTGGCACGCCGTCCGAGCGGCTGTTCGTCGCCCTGGTCATGAGCACGGCCGAGCAGTTCAACGAGGCGAACAGCGTCATGCAGATGAACGCGACCCTCGAGATCGACAGCAACATCGTGCGCGTCGCCGCGGCAGAAGACGCGGGCTAAGGCCTCAGGGGGAATCCGCACCATGGCGATCGCGCTGCAGGAGGTGAAGGCGCATCTCAACGTCACGACGGGCGATGATGATGCTCTGATCGAGCGCCTTCTTGCGGCGGCGATTGCCCATGTGCGGCGCCGGCTCGGCTTCGCTGTCGACGACGCCGAGCGCTTCCCTGATGGGCCGCCGGCCGACCTGGAGCAGGCCGTCATGATGCTGGTCGCGCACTGGTACGAGAACCGTGAGGATTCTGTCGTCGGCCTTTCCGCGCAGTTCCTGCCGCTCGGCATCGAAGACATCCTCCGTGAGCATCGGGACTATACCTATGGCTGATGATGGCGGCATAGGCCGGCTGAAGAAGCGGCTTGCTGCTATTCCCGCCCAGGTGCGGGGCGCGGCCCAGCCGGCTCTCTTGAAGCAAGCGGACGCCATGGCCGCGACCATGCGTGCTCTGGCGCCGGAGGATAGCGGCGACCTGAAGGCGAGTATCGAGGTGACGCCGGGGGGCAGCGTGACGCCGGCCTATTCCCAACCCGGTGGCGCCATGACGGTCGACAGCAACGCCGTCGCCGTCACGGTCGGCAACGAGGAGGTGCGTTATCCGCATCTCGTCGAATATGGGCACGGCAACGGCCTGCATGGCACGACGGTGCCTGCACACCCGTTCTTCTGGCCTGCGGTTCGCCTACACCAGAGGAAGGCCAAACAGGCAATCAAGCGCGCGGTCGGAAAGGCCGTCCGCGAAAACTGGGGGAAGGGCTCGTGAGTGCCGCGCTCGCCGTGCAAAAGGCGCTGCGTGCCCGCCTGGCAGCGGCGCCTGCGGTTGTAGCGCTCGTGCCGGTGGCATCGATCCTTGACCGCAACAGCCGTCCGGCGCCCGATCCCTCCATCGTGTTTGGCGAGGACCAGCTTGTCGACGAAGGGCGCATCGCCCGCGATGTCGTGCGGGTCTATTCGACGCTGCACCTCTGGAAGCGCGAGCCGGGCCTTGTCGGAGTGAAGGAAATCGCCGGGGCGATCCGTGCGACCATGCGGGCCGGCCGTCTGGGGCCGGCGCCGGGCTATCATTTCGGCGACAGCTATGTCTCGTCCGAGCGCTTCCTGCGCGATCCGGACGGCGAGACCGCGCATGGCGTCATCACCATCGAAACGCTGGTGGGTGCGGACTGATGCGCGCGGGAAAGCTCGACAAGGTAATCCAGATCGAAGCGGTAGCGCCGACCGCTCCGGATGAATACGGCGTTGTGGACCCGGCAGGCGGAACAGCGACGATCATCATCGTGCGTGCCCAAATTATCCAAGCATCGACCGACGAATATCTGCGCGGCTACGGCGAGGGTGAAAATACCGCCATCGTCTTCCGTACCCGCTTCGTGGAGGGCGTGACACCCCATAGTCGCATCCGGTTTGAAGGGCGGTCGCTTAATATCCGCGAGGTGAAGGAGTTGGGGCGCCGTGCTGGCCTTGAGCTTCGTTGCGAGGAAGTTCGGTCGTGAGGGGGATTAAGCCTTGCCTCGTCGTGGACAGCGACAACGCGATTGTGGAGGAGCCAGCGGCGCCCGATTGGATCAGCGGCAATGCTCTCCAGGAATGGCACCGCATAATTCCTGACCTGATGGCGCGCGGGCACCTTCACAGGGCGGATTTGGGTTCCGTTGAGGCGTATTGCATTGCGATCGGACAGATCCGCGACATGCAAAAGCTGATCGACGAGCACGGCGCCGTGATTTTTCCTCCAAACGGCCTGCCGAAGAAGAACCCGGCGATCGTCATTCAGGCGGACGCGACAGAACGAGCTCGCCGGCTAGCAAGCGAGTTGGGCCTGACGCCGGTCAGTCGGCAACGCCCTTCCATCCGGGACAACAATCGTGAATACGGCAGTCAGCAGCCCCTCTTTGACATGGATTTTTGACGATTCGGAAATTCCGGATCCGTTCGGCCGTGGCGAGAAAGCGGTCGCGTTCCTGCGCGCCTTGAAACACCCGAAGAGCCGTCTGCCGGGTCAGGCCTTCCAGCTCTCGCGCTGGCAGGAGCGCATCGTCCGCCGCATCTATGGGCCATGCCGCGAGGACGGCCAGCGCATCGTTCGCACCGTCGTCATCATCCTGCCGCGCGGCAATCGGAAGACGGCGCTCGGCGCCGCGCTCGCGCTGATCCACGCGGTCGGGCCAGAGCGCATCGGCGGCGGCCAGGTGGTCTGTGCGGCGTCGGATCGCGAGCAGGCCCGTATCGCATTCGAGGAGGCGGTGAGCATCGTCCAGTCGGTGCCGCAGATCTCGAGTCGGCTGCAGTTCGCGAACTACCGCCATCAGTTTCGGCACCCGCTCACCGGCTCGATCCTTCGGGCCATTTCGTGCGACGCAGGCCGAGCGCATGGCGGCACGCCGACCTTCGTCCTCGCCGACGAGCTGCATGCCTGGCAGAAGCGCGACCTCTGGGAGGTTCTGCGCACCGGCCTCGTCAAGACGCCCGGCACGTTGATGGTGGTGATCTCTACCGCCGGCCGGGGGCAGAACAATGTCGCATTCGATATCGTCGACTATGCCCGCAAGGTGGCGCGCGGCGAGGTCGACGATCCGTCGATGTTGCCGATCCTGTTCGAGACGCCGGCCGATGCCGACTGGCAGGACGAGGCCGTCTGGCACGCGGTCAATCCCGGCCTGGCGGACGGCTTCCCCGACATCGACGGGTTGCGGCAGTTGGCGCGCGAGGCGGCCAACCGGCCAGCCGACCGCGATGCGTTCCGGCAGCTGCATCTGAACGTCTGGCTGGATTACTCGGCCGCTCCCTTCGTCGAGATGAATATCTATGACGAGGGCGCCGGGCCGGTCGACCTGGACGAATTCGACGCGGACCAGACACCTTGCTGGCTCGGCGTCGACCTCTCGACGAACCATGACCTGACGGCGGTGGTGGCGGTCTGGGGCGATTCCGAGACCGGCTATAGCGTGCATCCTTGGTTCTTCTGTCCGGCGGACAACCTGCAGCGTCGAGCCGATCGGGACGGCGTGCCCTATCCGCTCTGGGCGGAAGACGAACTGATTATTCCGACGCCTGGCAACGTCGTCGATTTCCGCGTCATCGAAGAGCACATTCGAGAGTTGTGTGGGCGCTTCAATGTGCAGGAAATCGCGTTCGATCCCGCTCTCGGCCGCAACATGATGCAGGATCTCGCCGAGGACGGCTTTCCGGCGATCGAGATGCGTCAGGGCTGGGTGACGATGGCGCCGGCTGTGAAGGAGACAGAGCGCGCCATCATCGGCCGGAAGTTCCGGCATGGCGGCCACCCGATCCTGCGCTGGCACTTTTCCAACATTTCGGTCGAGCGCGACAAGGCCGGCAACATGAGCTTTCACAAGGGCAAGTCGAAAGACCGCATCGACGGCGCGGTCGCGGCTGCCATGGCGATCGGGCGTGCGTCCGCCGGGCAGACGAGCCGCTCGAGCTACGACGACGCCGACGAAGATTTCGAAAACTGGGCTTTCGCGTGAGGTGATCAATGGCCGGTGAAGGCGATGCGGAACGGCTGGTCGTGCTCCTCGAGGCGAGGATCCGCGACTTTGAGAAGAACATGCAGAAGGCCGGCTCCACGGCCGACCGGACGTTCGGCCGGATGCGCCGCGATGCGCGCAGCGCGACGCGTCAGATGGAAGCTGACATGGCGCGGTCGACGAGCCGTATCAATCAGGCGCTCGCTGCCTCCAGCACGCGGATTGGCGTCTATAGCAAGGGTATGGTCGCCAGCTTCGCGGGCGCCTTCGCCGGCGCGGCCGTGGTGCGCGGCGCGCAGCAACTGATCGACGCGAACACCCGTGTTACCAACAGCCTGAAGGTCGCCGGCCTTGAGGGCGAGGGCCTGAAGGCGGTCTACCAGTCCTTGTTCGTCTCGGCGCAGAAGAACGCCGCGCCGCTGGAAAGCCTCGCCACGCTTTATGGTCGCGTCGCCCTGGTGCAGAAGGAACTCGGCGTTAGTACCGGGGACCTGCTCAAGTTCACGGACAACGTGTCCTTGGCGCTGCGGGTAGCTGGCACCGATGCGACGGCAGCATCCGGCGCGCTGCTCCAGCTCAGCCAGGCAATGGGCTCCGGCGTGGTGCGCGCCGAGGAATTCAACTCGATCCTGGAAGGTGCCCAGCCGATCGCGCAGGCGGCAGCGGCCGGGTTGAAGGAGGCTGGTGGCAGTGTCGCCAAGCTGCGCCAGCTCGTCGTCGACGGCAAGGTCTCGTCGGAGGCGTTCTTCGCCGCGTTCCAAGCCGGATCAGTCATCCTCGAGGAGAAGGTCGCCGGGTCCGAGCTGACGACCAGTCAGGCCCTGATCCGACTGCAGAACGTGCTGCAGGATGCCGCCGGCAAGTTCGACACGGCGACAGGGGCAAGCGCGAGCTTCGCCGGCGCCGTCGAGAGCGTTTCCAACGCGATCGAGCAGCTCCAGAATTCCAACATTCTCGGCTGGCTCGGCCGTCTCAACAATCAGCTGGAAAGCTCCGGCTTCCTCCAGCTTCGCAGCTCGATCCGCGAGATCGAGGCGATCCTGAAATTTGTCGACAATGCCGCCGGTTCCGTGGCCGTGTCCTTCCAGGGCGTTGCCGACAACGCGAACGATGCCGTCGCCGCCGCCCTCGGCTTTGACGCCGCCGCCAGCGCGCCGGAAGCTCTGCGCGGCGAAATCGAGAAGCTGGCGAAATCGGTTGTCGACGGAACGACGGACGCCGATGCCCTCCGCACCGAGCTGGTGAGACTCGGGGCCTCGCCTCTCAATCTTGCCATCCAGATCGGCCAGATCATGGACCTGGCGCGCGCGGCCCAGACGGCGGCGCAGAGTGTCGCGACGGTCGCCACGCCAACGTCAGATGCGTGGGACGCCAGCAATCGCGGCGGCACGGCCGGAACGACCCCGCCGAAGCCCAAGCTCAAGCCGGTTTCTCTCGACGACTACGACAAGCCCGGTGGCTCGAAGAAAGGCGGTCGCTCGAAACGCTCGGGCGTCGACATGTTCGCCGATGCCTTGAGAGATCAGGAGCAGCGGATCGACGCCCTCAACCGCGAGACGGCAGCGCAGCGCTCGCTCAATCCTCTGATCGACGACTACGGCTATGCCATGGAAAAGCTGCGCGCCCAGATTGATCTGGAGAACGCGGCGACGCGCGCCGGGCTCGAGCTGACGCCCGATCGTCAGGCTGCCATCGACAAGCTGGCAGAGGGCTACGCGTCGGCCAGCGCCGAAGCGGAGAAGCTGGCGGAGCAGCAGGACCGTGTTCTGCGGTCGGCGTCGGATTGGGCCGGCATCACCAAGGATCTCGCATCGGGCTTCGTGAATGACCTGCGGAACGGTGTCTCTGTGATCGAAACGCTGGGCAACGCCTTCGATAATCTGGCGTCGAAGCTTATCGACATGGCCCTGGACGAGTTGATCACAGGGCTGTTCAAGAACCTCGCGGGCTCGATCGGCGGCGGTCTGATCGGCACTGGCGGCCTGTTCGCCAATGGCGCGGCGTTCTCCGGCGGCAACGTCGTGCCCTTCGCCAATGGTGGCGTGGTCAGCCGTCCGACCGTCTTTCCGATGTCTCGTGGCCGCACAGGTCTCGCCGGCGAGGCGGGGCCGGAAGCGATCATGCCTTTGCGCCGGCTGCCTGGCGGCCGTCTCGGTGTCGAGAGTTCCGGCGGTCGAGGGCAGGGCGGCGACACTGCGACCTTCGCCCCCTCGACGATCATCAACATCGAGGGCAGCGCCGACGCTAAAACCCTCGGTGCGCTGCAGGAGATGATCAAGCAGAACAACCGGCAGATCTGGAACGAGATGCCTCAGCGCTGGGCCAAGGCGCGTCGGGACAGCACCATTCCTGGCCTTTAGGAGCCGATATGCCAACCACCGATCTCATGCACGCGCTCGGCCCGACCTCTGTCAGCTTCACACTGGACTACGGGCAGGAGACTTCCGGCCAGGCCAGCGGGCAGGTTCGCGTCA